AGTACCATGATTTTCTTACTATAGTAATCACGGATAACATTAGCTTGTGCGATATCCTCTTCGGTCACAAGCCTAAACAATTCACTATCTAATAACTTAGTGATAGTGGGTTGAAGCAGGTGTAGCGATGTGTCTCTAGTCTTACGATATCGTGCCCAACAAACACTTAGTGCAAGAAGGTCTTTACTGATTTCATAGACTTCGTATTTTTTTACATTGTCATTAAATTCAAATTCTAAATTACCAAAGTTAACAGTTGGATTATGTCCATTTAGATTTAGACTACTTAACGAGATTGTGTTAATGTTTTGTCCGGCTTGTGCAGAAATGCCACTGTTGCCGTAAATATTGTATGTATTAGCCAATTGTAATATCTTCCATTCCAGATGTGCGTAGTCGCACGATATGTCCCATCTGCCATTGTTTGGCTTCAAGACCCTTTAATATACCAAGCCATCTATTGCGTAATAGTGCTACTTCGTTAATCAACACTTCCATATCAATTACTTCATCTTCACCTTCAGCATACTTTTCAGCATCACGGCTTGTCAATGCTCTATTATACGCTTCTAAATATTTTTGAAAATGTTTTCGGCGAATTCTACGCAATTGAATATTGAGATAGTTCAATACGGCTTCTATCTCTTGTAGTTGATTAAAACGATGTTCGGTTACGCCAGGGATAGCGGCAATGTTCTTTTCAACATTGCCGTATATCTTGACTTCTTGTTTAGCCGAAATTAATTCAGCTTCATAGTGAGTTATGAAATCGGGTATCACACCAAGATTTTGGGTGATGCGTGTATACCAATTCATTTAATCCCATTCTTCGTCTGCGTCATCTTCATCATAATCTTCATACGATTCCTCAGTATCTTGATGTGCTAAATTCTCTTTAAGAGCAGTTAGCATTTCTTTATCCCCTTTAAAGGCATCTTTGATATCTTCAGCTTCGTAATTATTATCAATCAGTAGATTGACTAGTGAATCGGCCGCATCAGTGCGGTCATTGAAATCAATATGAGAACGCAATGCGTCCCATACTTCTGCAACAAAATCTAATTTCATTCTGCAACATCCTCCTCCGATGATACATTACTTATCTTTGTTGTTGATTTTTGTGAATACTCAGTCATAACTTTATCTAAGCATCCGTCTGTATTTGCTTCCCAAGCTTTGCGAAACTTCTTAATGATTTCACCATCAAGTGTTGTATAGACTAAACTGTTGCCTTCTTTCTTAACAAGCTCAGCCTTCTCAATCATATCTAATAGACCTGAATAAGGGCTCATACCTGATTCATAAGGAATCTTAACTTGAACTGATTCAAATGGTTTCGCATAACGAGTTTTCATAATCTTACATGCCGCACGAATTCCTCGCACTTCACTAATCTTATTACCATCTTCATCTTCTTTAAGTTTCAGTTTCTTCATAGCAACAACGATACTTGATGCGTAAACGAAACCTTGACCGCCTGAGATTTTATCATCTGGATCAAACATATCTTGACTAGCATATGTGTGATTAGTAGCAACTAAGCCAATGTTCAATGAACCAAACATATTAACACAGTTACGAACAAGTGCTGTTAGTGCTTTAGGCTTACGACCCATGTCACCTTTCATGTCACCTGCTTCAAACTGATTCACATCGGTTGGTGTTAATAACATACCTAGACTATCAACTACAAACAATACCTTAGGACGATCTGTTTCTGGTAGTGCTTTATAATCTTTAACAAACATAGAAATAGTTTTTCCTACTTCGTCAATCATAGCCATGTTAAGTTTTAACAATTTACTGTCATCTGTAGATACACCTAGCGCATGTAGCCACGATTCATCCAGTGCATTTTCCGAATCTACTAATACTACAAAGATTCCTTGTTGTTGTGCGTGTCTAACGAGGTTTCCTGAGCAGATGAATGATTTGCCTGCTCCTGACTCTCCGGCAAAGACAGTAACTTTACCAAGAGGTACGCCTTTATTAAAGTCGCCGCTAATGAGATAATTGAGAGCATAATTTCCTGTTGAGATCCAATCAGTAGGATCGTTAAATCCTATTGATAGACCTTCAATACTTTTTGTAATGTCCTTGCGGAACTTACTGAAATCAAAAGGTTTTGCCATTTTAATTATCCACTTCCATACTGAGTGCTTCTTTGATTACTTCAAAGAGTTCTGCTTCTGTAGCGCACATAACTTTGCAGTTTTTCCAATCATTCTCTTTGTCTCTTCCACCGACTTCAATCATAAAGCCGTTATCGTAACGATTGATTGTAAATGACTCATTTACTTTTGATAGTTTGTTTAATTTTTTTGCCATGTTATTATCCTTGTTATTTGTGTATGCCATTAGTATACACGCTGAATGGTTGCTTGTCTAGCATGTCTGGACATTTTTCTGCCATTGAATCAATTTCCCAATCTTGAGGAAAATGTCTTAGTGCGCCTCTAGCTCTGTCTCTAATGATGCTAGGCACTCTAGGTGTACGACCTGGGTCGCATAGTTCCTCCAACAATTTTTTACCTTGCTTAATAGCGCGGTAGCGTTCGTCTGGTAGTGTCATCGTGGTTCCTAAGGAAGGGAGCAATTGCTCCCTATCCAATAAGTATTACTTATTTTGTCTAGCACGAATCATCGCTAGGATGTCCTGTGCCTTATCCGTTGAAGTTGTTTTTGGAACTTCAATAGGAGCCGATGCTGACGTAGATGCTTCATCATCCCAAGGTGGTGTAGAAGTTCCTGCTACGGGTGTTGCTACGGGTGCGCTAGTTTCAGTAGTCGCTGTTGTTTTAGCCGTAGCACCTGCTGGTGCTTCTAGTCCATATGGACGATAGTAATTACCCCAACGCTCATTGTCATAAGGTTGACCATCAACTGATGCCTCAAACATTTCCTTAATGATACGCAATTCTGCTTCACTAGGCTTCTTGGGCAAGAAGTCAGCTAAGTTAAACAAACCATGTGCTTCAATAGCGGCTTGCTCTGCTTCTGTGAGAGGACTCTCTTTACGTGCCCAGTTACTTGTAGAATAATCTGCGTAACCACCCTTGCTTGTTTTCTTAATATTGAAATCAAGACCACGCAAGAAGTCTGTTGGCAATTCTTCAATCTCCGGATCCATCAAACCAGATTTAACGATTGGAATGATTTGTGGGCTGATGATGAATCTGCGAATAGGGTTCGCAGGGGTCTTGTCATCACCTAGTGGGTTCTGACGAACAAAACCTTGGAACAAGTAACTACGCTTCTTCCAGTACTTGTTTGCCATTTCTTTCAATGTTTCATCTTTGTACCAAGGACGAACTTCTGCCAAGATAGGGCAGTTGTCACCATACATTTCTACGCATGGTACTTGTACTTCAATACGTTTAACGTTAGAATCGCCCTTAACGCCATTGAATGGAAGTTTGATAATTTGTTTCTCTACCCAAAAGAAATCATTCTTTGAGTTGCCATCTGGTAAAAAACGAATGCTAGCAGTAGTGCCTTCATCCATATTCCAGTGTGCGTAAACTGAGTTATCAGCTTGGGTGTTAGAACCCTTGTTTGTTGTTTTGTTTTCTTGTGCCGCGATACGGGCACGAATGTCTGCTAATGATGCCATGATATTTTCCTTAATAAAATTGAGATGGTCTCTGTTTTTAGTATTCGACACTCACCATGAATGTCTAACACAAGTGTAAGTATAGCAGTACTTTACTCTCATGTCAATAGTATTTATGCCTTATATGGGAAACCGCATATTTTTATGCGGTTTATTTACCCTTTTAGAATCGTTTCTTTGGCTTGTTTCGTCTGCGTGTAGCAAGTGTTTTATCTGCTACTTGCTTTACGGCAGCCACTTGCGGTGTGGGCATCTGTGGTAATTGCTTTTGTATCATTTGCAACATCTTAGCATCAGCAGGATCATTTGGATTTAATTTTTGTCCACCAATCTTAACAGGTTCACTTGGTACTGGTTGAGTCGGTTGTTCAAGCTCACTTGGTATATTTGCCTGCGGTGTCATATATGGATTAGGACGATCGGTTGTTTGTGGTACAGTAGAAGCAGTTGCGGGTGCGCTGGTTCCAGCAGTCGCAGTTGTTTGGGCCGCAGGTTGCGTAGTTGGTTGTTGTACCGGTGGTTGTGATTGTTGCGTTTGCTGTGCTTGTGCTTTACGTTGCACAGCAGGTACATTAGTGTTCTGACCTACCCAATTTGGTGTAGTAGAAGCTGTTGTTGGTTGTTGTGGTGTTTGAATTGCAGGTTCAATCTTACGCTGTGCAGGTTGTTGTAATGGTTTACCCATTATATCTAACCCTTTACCTTGACCAGCAGGTCTTGCGAACTGCTTAGTCAATGCGTTGTTGTATGATTTAGTAGTGACTGCACCCGGAGTGAACATACCACCTTGCGGATCAGTACCAGACTTTGATCCAGCAACGTTTTTACCGTTCTCACGATTTGCTTGACGTTGTGCCCTTACTGCGGCAGCGGCACGGTCTCTATCAAGTTGTGACTTGTAGTCACCACCCATTGGATTCTGTACACGAACAACTTCATCAATACGCATTATTTTCTCACTAATCTTCTGATAGTGTCTAGGTCGTCTTGACCTTCACCAACTAAGTCACCAATCGTTGCTGGCTTGTTAGCTTTAGGACCTTTGTTACGCCATTGACCTGCTTCACCTGTAGCATAATCACCTGCAAATTCACCTTCTGATACAGCTTGGTCTACATCGTGCATGTTCATAGTCATCATATCACCATTTGATGTTTTAACTGTGACTGTGTTACCATTTACTTTAACAACTGTTCCTTGAGATACTTTCATACCTGGGCGAATTTCAGTATCACCATTGTCTTCTTTTACAGGTTTTTCTTTATCGCTATATTGAGCACGAATATTTTGCATTGTTTTTTCGCTAGCATGTTCTTGACCAGCTTTACGTAGTGCATCCATACCATCTTCACCGTACTTCTTGTCACCTAAGTATGCTTGTAGTGCGCTTTCATCAACTTCTTTTTCTCTTGGCTTAGCCATGTTAGGCTTACCATGTTGTGCTGATGCAGGAATGCCTGCATCTTTTTGTAGTTTCTTTAATAAATCTTCTTCGCTTCCGCCACCTAATTTATCAAATACTTTCTTAGCCATGTCTCCTAGACTTTCATCGGCAATGCCTTTGCCATCACCTGCGCTGGCTAGTGTTTTCCATTTTTTAGGATTATCTGTGCCTGTGTCTTGTTGTGCTCTAACTGATGTGTTCTTAACATCAGGGGCTTTCCAAACACCATCCCAACCAAATGCAGCCGAGTCAGCTCCTTTTGTTGGGAGGCCGCCGCTAAATGCTTTATTATCTTTTCTATTCTGTTTTACTGAGGCAGCAAGTTCATCACGTTGAGCTTGGTTATAAGGTCTTCCTAACTGATCGGTAGGATCACCATATGCACCCTGTTGTGGTGTGTGCTTCCAATCTGGTGTTACGAACCCAGCACGAACAGCTTCATCCATGCCCCCACCACCCAATGAACGTTCTATTTGTTTGATCCAACCACTTACATCACTTGAACCAATTTCTTCAGCATCACCTGCGAAATCTGCAACGTCATCTATAGCTTGCATGACTGCAACAGGTCCATATTTCTTTAATAAGTCTTGGCGTTGCATTAAAATTCTACGAGTAATAGCACCGGCTACTGGATTGTGTTCTTCATTTTCTTCTAAATCAAATGCTCTCATGTTTTTGGCATCTGTTCTTACATTGTGTGCCAATGTCTCTGCACCAGGAGCCTCTGTTAACTCTGATTCAGCGTTATCTATTGCATCAGATGCTTCGTTATCTTCAATATCTTCATCGCCCTCAATTAACTTATCTGCCCATTCACTCAACTCATTGACTTCTGACATTTCACTAATCTTCTTCTGTAGTTTAGATAAGATTGGCATTACATTTTCAATGCGTGGATCAACTGTTTCTTGTACAAACAATTCGTTGATATTGCTCATGTCACTTTCATCTTCCATTAATGGAGGAGTCCAACTTTCAAAGTATGCATTGTAACCACGATGACCGGCTAGTCTACCTAAACTCTCACGCAATGCTTGATAATGATTAATACCTTCAGCAATCAATTTCTGTGTTGACTCTGTAAATTGGCCATTGCGAGTAGCACGAACGAATCCTGCCATCTTTGAATATTCTTCGCACAAGCTACCAATGTGATTCCAACGATCATCATGTGGCATACCACCTTCTGCAATGTGTCTAGCATATACACGTGCAATGCCAGGACGAATTGTAGGTGCTAGGAATCTTTCACCTTGTTCATTTTCTAGGAAGATTCGTTCAACATTACGATAACGTTGTTCGCCTTCTTCAATTTGACGACTATGTTGTAACACAATCTTTACGCTAGGTACAGCATCACTGTAACTTGCTTTTTTACCCATTGGGTAGTAACCTTCTGCGATTGATTCTTTTTTCTTCATATATTCCCTCTTTGCCATGTCGTGCTTTAAGTTGCTTACATTACGTAATTCAAAACTCAATTGATATTTTTGTGAAAATCTTTTCAATTGATTTAATAATTGGTACCAAGATACATCATCTGATTCTGATTCTTCTTTTTCACTATTAGCAACCTCATCACTAAAGTAAACAGTTAATTTATGTAAACCGTCAATAGAAATAGTGACTGTTCCATAGTCTTCTCCGTCTTTGACAAAGTTGAATTGGAACACTTCTGCTTCCTCAGGGGTAGGAATTTCCTTACCTGAAGTACTTAACATAGTAGGATCTAGACCTTTGCTATGCAATAGTTCAAATAATGTGCGGTTTAATGATTCTGTGTTTTTTGGCATAATAGTATTTATCTTTTTTGTCTTAGCTCATCACCGCAAAGAACGGTAAAGGAGCGACAAATTCATCGTGGTCACGTATCCGATTTTCTAAATCAAAATGATAATCACTTAATTGCTGTAACATACGTGTTACCAATAAACTTGCCATAATCAAATCGTCTGTATCACCAATTTTAGCCGCATAACTACCACCGTGTGCTACAAATGCTTTTAATTCACTGATAAGACTACGACTATTTATGGTCATTTTCTTACTTTCAACTAGTGTTTTGAACTTAGCACAGCTTGCCAATTTGCTCTTGTTAGTTGTATTAAACCCTCTACGACCTTTGCCTGTTTCACTGATAAAGATACCCGGGATACCTGATTCACCATATTCATTTAATGAGACAATGGCGGCTTCTCCGATACCATTACATTCAATGCTGTAATAGATGTTGTTAGGTTCTCCGGTGCATTCTGCTATGTACTTGTTAATCTGAGACAATAATTTGATTTGACTTGGAATGTCGGTTTTATTGTGCTTCCATTCACCGATCTGTTTAGTAGTATTTGCTTCAAAGATTTGAATAGCAGCCGGGTCACCACCTGTACCCAAACTTGGATCTAACCCTACACAATAAATATTACCTTTGGTAGGAGTGTCATACCAACGAACTTGTCCAATACGACTAACAGGTTCGATGCCCTCCATAGCTATCAATGTATTTGGATTAATAAGTGTTTCGTCTGCAATAATAAATTCGCAACCAATCTCTCGGTTAAAACGATCCTCACCAAGCTGTGATTTCATTTCGGCTGCCCACTTATCATCTCTGCCGGGTTGTTCGCTCCAATGCGCTCTGTATGCTCTGAATCCATTAATTCCTACTTCAGTAGTGTTGCCAAAATCATCTTCTGTTTTGTTAGCACCTTTCCAAATGAAGGCAAACTGATCCTCATCACTATTTGGAGTACTTGTAATAATTGCTTTACCACCAGTTGATAGTGTTGGGGTGATAGCTGTCCAAAATTCTTTAGCGATGCTTGGTCTAACGAATGCAAACTCGTCCAAGTATAATAGTGTAATAGACATACCACGACCTGTATTTTCAGTTGTAGTAGCTGAAACTATACGAGATCCGTTCTCAAAGTCTAATGAACCTTTGTTGTATGTTGTTACACCTGCTTTAATGTGATCGGGACAGTTCTCATATGCATAGCGTATTCGTTGCATAATCTCCTGAGCACCTGTATACTTGTGTGCCGCAACTAAGATAGTACTGTCTGGAACAAACATGGCATACCAGAGTAAGTATCCTGCGGCTGAAGTTGATTTACCTGACTGCCGAGGCATTAAGCTAATAGAGTAACGATAGTTGTGATATGTTTCAATCAATCGTTTTTGATAAGCCCAAGGATGATAGACCATACTCCCTTTAGTAGGGTGTTGTATCATAAAGAAGTTATCCATAAAATATAGATAACCTGTATCTGGGTCACAGCATTTAATAAAATCCTGTAGTTCTTTATCAGTTTTGAAAACTGTTTTAGTATAGGGATTCTTTACTAGTGATGGTGCATTACTCATAAAGAGTATTTAGTTTAAAACAAAGTATGTATTATAGAAAGTTTATATTTGAACATAGGATAAAACTCTGATTTACTAAGTCTATACTGCATTTCAATATTCTTCTCTATTGCTTTACTACGTGCATAATCCATATCCCTACCATTAATTTTTTTATACAAATCTTTGATGTATTCAACGTCAAATAGGTCTTTGAATTTTATAATATAATCATATTCGTGTTGAACATCTTTGTCAAGTTCTTGTACTGATGCAACTTCAAAAAACGCACTACCTATAATAGTATCCATATTTTCATATATGTATTCTACAGTAGGTGTGGGAATTTCATTTGGAGATAATTTAACACTGAATCTATTATTGTTTAAAAGAGTTTTGCTATATGCAAACCACACAGTATCTATGCATTCTTCTATAGAGGTAGCTACTATTTTAAGTTTTATTAAATTAAATGAGTTAACAGTGTCAAATAAATCTCTCCAAGAATCATAACTTTTAGGAAAATCTTCAATCTCAGTGAAGATATCTTTAATATCTCCGTGAGTTTTTACACAGTATGATAATGGTGGAGGCATTTTGGGAGTATTTTCTAAATCGACTAATAACTCCCAATCATATTCTACATCACGTAAGCAATTAGTTAAAAAATCACCCCTACTACCAACGCAGTAATTAATAAAAAAACGATTCATCAAACATTATTTAATGTCTAACGGTCTTGCTTTGGTGACCATAATACAGTAGAACTTCTCTTTTGCTGTATATTCCTCACCTTGCTCATTTTTACCTTGAATATCAAAAGCTAAGTTATTGAACACATCAATATTAAAGCCACAACGTGTGATTAATGCGGCTAATTGTTGCTCGCCAAAAATACTATAGTGATTCAAATTCCATTCGTGTTTACGGTCACAGTCGGGAGCAGGAACTTCAATGTAAAGTTTGCCGCCTTGTTTCAATAGACGATTGTATTCCATCAAACTAAAGATAGGATATGGGCTATGTTCTAATGCGTGACGTAAGAAAATGAAGTCTACGCTTTCATCAAAATATCCGTCTTGTTGTGGAATAAAACTCAAATCATATTTTGCAATTTTATGACCCTTACTTTCACAGATTTGAATGTCGCCAGGACTTAATGTAACTCCGGTAACATTCGTGTATTCACGCTCTTTCATTCCATCTAGGAAGTAACCAGGGCCACAACCTAAATCTAAGATTTTAGCATCTTTGGGTAAATTTAGCGGGTCTATGTATTTTGTAATAACCTCTTTGGTGAGATTTTCATGCATCGGACTAACGCCCTCATCATAGATATGTGCTGTGTACAACCATTCGTTGTAGAATTTTAACTTGAGTAAGTCGAGGGTGTTGTTAATGTCAATCATTGAGATTCCTGTAATTTGATATAATTACTTATTCTCAAAACTGACAGTGAAATTATTTTCTTTTGTAACCCTTGAAAGGTTTAACTATGCTTTGAGCATTTGTATCGGGCAATTCTTCACTATCTAAATCACCTTTGTTTAAATCTATGTATTCTAATCCGGCAGCTTTATATGCTAACCTAAGCATATCTTGTTCTTCTTTAGTGTAAGGATGTGCAGTGTTGTGTTTACCTACCCAACTTTCAGCAGGCATGTTGATTGGATTTATTCCATCACTACTTGCTACAGCCATCATTAAACGATTTAAATCATATTGTCTATCATAGCTGTCTATTTTCTTTGAAAAAATATTTAAACCGCGGGTAGATTGTTGTTGATGTTTAGTTATTTTGCCAACTTTGGATTCGGATATAAATTCATTTGCTCTCATCGTTTATATCCCTTAAAGCCTTTTATTGGTGATTGTGTTAATGTGTCATCCATCTCATCACTTCCAGGGGTACTGACTGATTTTTTACCAGACTTACCTATCTTAGCCAATGCTTTATCAATTAATTCACCTACACCAGAATCCATTGAACTAACAATTTGATGTTCACCCCAAGTACTAGCCGCTCTGAACTCAGGTTCATTGCCGTTATGAACCCCATCTTTTATCCCACTCTCACCTCTTACGGCTGCAATTGCTACACCAAATCTATACAACTCATAAAAGTCTTGATTTTGTAATGAAGGTATAATATAAGTATTAGGAAGTGACTTATCTACTACATCTAATCCATCATGCACGTCCTGTAGCTTTTGCTCGGTTATAAATTCTTTAGCTCTCATGTTAACTTGCTTCAGTGGTTATTTCAAATTCATCTTCGGTATCCATTACTGAATCAGTATATCCATCTAATGCAATATTTAATCCG